GAGAATCATCCAATAGTAAATCAACTCGGCCGTGATCATTTCCCTATTGGCAGCTCTCGGTTGAATATCACTAAACCAGGTAGCAGACATCTTGGCGTCGATATAGTTGTTGATAGCAGTAATATTATCTTCATTGAGTTTCTGCCAGACGTCCTCTGGAACTTCCGGTGTCAAAGTCATCGCTTTGATGTAGTCGAGAACTTCTTCCGACGACTTATCCTCTTTGCCCAAGAATGGTTTCTCGTGTTTCGACTCCCATTTTGAAAGTGAGACCAGAGAATGTTCAAGCTCAAGAACGACGTCTCCTTGTGTGGAGAATTCCTGAGCAGTATTGCTGAACATCTCAACACCAGGAACAACAATTGTCAACATTCCCTGGCCTCCTTTCAGCCAACACCATCCTAGTAGTCGAACTGCCAGTCCGTGTCGCCCTCAAGCGTGTAATTGTCGGCAGGAGTTGCCACCACATCGGCAGTCTCACCGACGCCAAGCGCAGGCTGAGCACCAGAAGCAACGTCATCGCCGTTGACATTCCACTGAACACCGGCAACGGCCGGTAGCGTAACCACGTGAGTACCAGCGTTATACGTCGGCTGGTTACCAAACGTACCCATGTCAACCACCGTCACGCCGCCACCGAAGATGTCAATAACCTCATCCGGAAGTGGAAGGCGAGGCTCACCAGCTGCGCCATAAAGCAGGCCTTCCAAAGTGGCCAACTCGGCCGGGTCGACCTGTGACGAATCAATTACAATCAGAGCAGTCGGCTTCAGCCCGGCTACGGACACTGGCGTAGTCGTAAACTCCCAGCTGAAGGCAATCGCCTCTGGCGAATCGTTGATTGTGGCATAAGCCTTCTCTGACGGCGACGCCTGAGCGCCGTAAACCAGATGTAGCTTGTAGCCGTGGTCTGTACCATCGGTGTCATTGCCCAGCAGCGAGCGATAACAAAGTCCAAAGGACCTACGGGCCTGCTGACCGACAGACACACCCGGAGAAGGTGCAACAGTACCATCGTTCTGGGCAAATTCGTCGGGATACGTGAATGCCTCAATCGTTCCGCCGAACTCTTCGGCCGACAGAAGGTTGAGGTACTTGATGTTGTCCGCAAACTGCGGGTTTGATTCAGCGCCAGAAGGAGACTCGGTAACGGTAGTCAAACCGTTCCAAGCAACTCCATCACCATAGGCGCCCGCTTCATCAGGCTGGTATAGAACGCCGTGGTCTACGCCTGTCTCATACAGACGCTCGCCAACGTCATCCCATGTCAGGGGTGCCATCTGTTTATTGTCCCTTTCCTTTAGAAGAACACTTGATAAACGTCGTGATTCAGGTTATCGGCCGTATAAAATCTATTGAATACACTCTTTGGTAACGCGGCCACTTTACCTGGAATATCACTGTCAGGATCTCGATCAATGACCGTAACCATATACCGCTTTTCGTGAGAATATGGCTCATTGTCCGCAAACTTGGTATCAGCATAGTCCCGTTTGTAGATAATGCACGGATACTCAATTGCCTTATTTGTCGGCGGTTGAAAATATACGTGTTCTGTAATCGTCTCGAGAAGTTCCTGAAGGTCAAGCCGTTGGGCCATTATAAACCTCCCCTAGACGAAGCAGAAGGCGAGGGCTTCGCACTTCAACGGTCGAAACCGTCCACAAAACCCCCGCCCACTCCACATAACGAATGGCATGGAAATGGTCATTGGCGTACGCATCAGCCACAATGCTGATCGAATTTTGTACGCTGAGATCTTTATTTAGATTCTCTCCTTCGGAGAGCCGCCTCATATCTCGGACAACATCTCCGTAATATGAACGCTCAACGATGACATCTTCATGCACGCCGGGAGCAGACTCTTCCGTCTCCCCATATCCGACGCGACCATAGAACCTTGCCATTGAGAACCTACCTTTTTACGCCTCGTTCGTGAAGGTCCACTCATCCTCGATGTTGTCATCGAAGTAGTAACCCGCGGCCGGAGACGCGTAGATCTTGAGTGACTCACCGTCAGCCACCGCATACGGCGAACCAGCAGCATTCACGACAGCGTTGGTATCCGCACGCCTGTACTCAACACCCGCCTGGTTGACGATTGTAATCGCCGCACCATCAAATGCTGGAGAATCCGGCTCAACCTGCGTCGCGCCAGCTGCGGCCTTCTTGACCACGATAGCGGAACGGATCTTCGTCAAGGCACCCGAGACACGAGTTTCGATCAGGTACTTGTACTGGTTGTAGTCGATGTCAAAGTCGTCGAAGAAGTTGACATCGCCACCCTTGTCTGCACCAATCGTGTAATCCTTCAGATTCACGATCACACCGACGAGATCGTCCTCATCCTCCATAACCTCGACCGTCACGATGCCCGAAACACCGAGTTCAGCAGCGAGATCAGACGCCGTACGGTAGTAACGACGATTCATCCCATCCCTGGCCAGCAGCAGCCAAGTCAGAACCGGAAGCGTCGTGTAGAACGTCGGCGAACCAGAACCCTTGTAGAAACGCATGCCTCGCAGCAGCTCGTCGATTACGTCGTTCTGGTCAGTACCCTCGAGATCAACCGGAAGCGTAAGCGTCGCGGCATAAAGATCCGGCTCATTTGCAATCGATCGAATACCGGCGCCCTCATTGGAGCCTGCCGGATCCTTGATCTTGTCTTCATCATCGACGGCACGACCATCGCCGATCAGAATCGCGCGTGCGAGTTCCTCATCCAGCATCAGTCGCATCTCGGCCTTCAACCAGGCCACGACATCCATGTCGGTGATATCGATGATGTCGTCACGATCCAGCTTCTGCTTCTTGTAGATAGTGCTGGGCGTCGTGACACGCTTGGCCAGCCCGAAGAACTCTTCCTTCTTCAGGTTGCCCTTGATGTAACCCTTCGCTCGAGCCTGGTCAAAGGTCAGATCAGCGACCAGCGACTTGATTCGAGAAAATGGCGAGTGCTTGGTACCGTTGATGACACCGGAGACCCACTCGATGCGACGAGCATCGAATTCCGGCGTCGAGGAAACGGCCTTGGCGTCCGGGAAGAGAATATCGATGTTCTCGATACCGTGCTTGAGCGCATAGGCTTCCACGGACTCCTTCAGCGATCCCATCCGATGGGCATCCTCTACAATACCCTTGATCGCATCATGAGTGAGAACGTGCTTCTTCTCGTCTCCCCCCGTCGAGCCGGACTGCTGCTCGAACACGTTGCGGGTCATGCGGCGTCCTTCCTTTGTCTCGTTATTTTCCTGATTCTGTTGCTGTCCACCACCAGAAGAATGCTGAGCAGAATTACCAGTTTCGGTTTGCGCATCAGAAAGAGCTGCGCCAACCATGTAGTGGACAACGGCCTGCTGTTCCTCAGTCATTCCGTCATAAACTTCCTGTACTGTCGGATCCTCTTCGGAATGCTGAGCACTCCCAGAATCTCCGGTTCCACCCTGCTCTGCTTCGTGACTGAGATCTTCGCCGGTGTAGATGATAGCTTCATCATCCAGAGTAACGACGTCACCGTCGGCGTGCGCCAAGGTAACATTGTCAATCAGTGCGCCAGGATTTGAGCCTGACAATACCAGACTGACCTCACGGATAAATCCATGAATGACCTGCTTGGCTTTCTCAGTCAGCTGGTTGGCATAGATCGACAACGACTTGATGTCATCATGCTCGACCAGCGTCTTGGCATTCTTGGCCTGATCGGTATCGTTGAAATAACCGTAGCCGTAAACACCGTCCTCCCTGTTCTCAAGAATTGCATGCCCAAGAACATTGGAGGGTTCGTTATGGTTATGCTGCCAGACGAGCGGAACGCTCATCTTGTCTTGATGCTTGAACGCATCCTTTAGAATGGTTCGACCATCCCCACACTTGAGCCCAACCTTTGTGACGTAACCGCTGAAATCGGGCTCTGCCGAATGCATCAAGCTTCCACCCGTGGTGATGCCACCATTACCGGGCTTGGCCTTTTCTTCCATTTTGAATACTCCCATTCGTTTTTGGATCTCCGGCATCAACTGAGCGCCTTCTCTTTTGCAATTGCTTTAACAAGGCGATCTTTCGTCTCAGAAATCTTACGTTCAAGAGACGTCACCGAATCGGCCCTAGTCTTGCCAGAGGCCTTGTCCTTATTGGTAGCAGTTTTTCCTTTGTTAGCGAGTGTCTGCTTGTGCTTATCGCGATACTTCTTGGATTCCCTAGCCTTCTCAGATTTATCTGCCGCCGTTGGACCGCGCTTAGCTTTAGTTTCAGATTTGCGTGCCTTGGCCTTAGCCTCTTTCAATCGATTGTTCAACTCTGCTAATTCAGAACGAATCGATGTTACCTGTTTTGCAGCAGCCTGTTTTTGTTCGAGGGTAGCTTTAACCTTAGGCTTAGAGACCGCTTTTGCCACCGCCGTCTTACCACGCAGCTTTTGACGACTCTTAAGCAACGTCTGCATAAGCTTAGCTTCGTTCGGATCCTTTGTCTTGTTGATCTCGGCCGTAATTTCGGCATCCGATTTGCCAGCTAAGCGCTTAGCTGCGGCGGCAACTTGTGGGCTAACTTTCTTCCTACCCTTTAACTTTCTGGTACGAAGATAATAATCATGAGCTTTCTTGGGATCATAGGCAACCCGACCATGCATAAGCGTTGTGCCATCAGGAAGTTCCATTGGTCCCCGATCCAAGGCCAAACTCTGCCAGCGCCTTGTTCAATTCGGGGTCATCAACCGGTGTATCCGCTTCTGCAGCTGGAACTCCCGTATCACTGACAGGCATGTTACTATTGATTAGCTGATCAGCCTTCTTTTCTTTCGAAGGCTTCCAACCGACGACCTGTCTGATTTCATTGGATGTCGCAATTTCATTACGAGTAAACTTATCAGCAATTTCAGCAATATTCTCAATTGGAATCAATCGGAACGGATCCCTGAAGAACATGATCCACTGCAACTGCGTACGAGCCGTCTTGGTGAGAAAGTTTCTTCGCATTGCTTCGACAACAGCAGTCAGAATCGGCTCGATTGTTCGATTCCAATAATTCAGCATTGCCTTTTCGTCAGCTGTGCCATTCATGACTTCTTCAGTCAGCCCAAGCTGGACATACAATAGCTTTGTAAGATACTCAATCTGAGTAAGAAGATTGTTTTCGGCAGGACGGTTCAGCTGAGTAATCTTTTCGGTAGCATCAGAATAGGCAATACCGTACTGGCTTCCCTTGAGCTGGAATTCAACATCCTTACGACGTTGCTCAGCCTGCTGTCGTCGAGCTTCAGACTTGATCGTGTATGGCAGCTGAATAATGATATCCAATTTGCCCGAGGCAGTTACTTCATCCGTTGCATCGAGAAGATTCAGCTTTCGAATCAGACGTTGCAACGTCGAGCTAGGCTCATTCATTACCGAATACAGCGGGTTCTCCACAATTGCCACCACCCGCTTCGGTAGCGTAATCTCCTCGCGTACACCGCGTTTTTCGTTATAGACACTAACTCGCACGTGTTCCGGATACCAACTGACTATCTCGCCGATGCGCATAGTTAGAATATCGTAACCGCCACTCTCCAACGGACTAATCGACGTATCGACTGGAACGATGGCAGCAACACCTTTGTCGCAAAGCGTCATCACCAAGTCAAGACGGAACTGTGTCGCGGCCTGATCTAGATTGGCCTCGAGTAGCAAACAGTTATTGAGACCGCTGTCAAGTTCCTCAAGAAAGCGACGTTGATCATCAGTTCTGACATGTCGCATATTAATCGATGCCGTATCAATAGCTAATCTCGTGTAAATCGAGGAGATGATTGACCGCTCGTTGGAAACACTGATACGCTGGCGATCTGTCCGCATACTACTGGCAGATCCGTAGTAACCGGAATATACTCGGTTCTCAATTCCTTCTTGTGCTCCTGTAAAGGCATTCCAAGCGTGCCTTAATGCACCACCCAATCGCGACATACCACCTCCTTTCTTGAAATTATTCAAATGCTTCTTTGTTCAGCTTATAGGCAACGTAAGCATCCATCAACGCGGCGACATTATCGATCTTTTCTTCCTGTCGCTTCTTAAGAAGTTTACGATTACCATTGGTATCCTCCAATGTAATCGCGTTACCCATTGACCACGACATCAGTGCCTGGTCGAAGATCAGCAAACGTTCTCCGGCCAAATTCTTCAATTCACCAAGCGGAACGGATTCAGTCTTGGCTCCCTGTATGACTTTCTCGATACCATATGGTCCATTCTCAGCTTCCCAACGTTCAACAAATTCTTTGGCGTTGTATGGATCGAAACCTAGACAACGAACATCGTAATTTGAATGTTGAATGAATGCATCAAGATCGTCATAAACATCCATCATGTCAAGTACCGTACCCGGCATGACATGCAGACTTCCCTCTTCGATAAACTCCTCGTACTTCATCCGCATCGCCGCAGGCAACTTCATCAGCGTCAATTCGGTGATATAACTACGAGTTTTAACGCCGAATTGTTCTCTACCCAGCGGGAAGAAGAACGTAAAAGCGCAGAAGTCATCGCCTTGCGAGAGGTCCGCACCCAGAGCACAAGTCATTTGCCAGAACTCGCGCACGCGATGCGGGAGTGTCTCTTCATAGGTGAAGAAGTAGGTGTAACCCTCCATTGGAATACCGAATCGTTTGGCCAGAATGTCGTTCCGAGATGCAGGAGCTTTCTCAGCCCGTTCTACATCTAGGTGATAAGTTTCATAAGAAACAGTAGCGCCAAGATTAGGATTAGCCTTAATCCAAGTAGAAGGATCCGATACTTCCTCAAGCTCATCCAGTTTGTAATGCCAGATAGAAACATGTGGTGCTTGATACTCCCCCTTGAGTATGTCGGCCAGCTCCATTTTAATTGTATCACCGGAACCGTTACGAACTGTACCTTCAGAACTAACAGCTATGATCAGGTAGTCCTCTAGCTTTGAGGCCCCCTGCTCAACAGCGCCAACCACATCCTCTCTAAGATCGCCCGACAGCCACTCGTCAATCGACGATACCTTAGGTCGTAGACCCTGGAGTTTATTAATAGCCATTGGACGAACCTCTAGCAGCGAACCAGTCAGAAAGTTCTCAATACCCTTCTTTGTGGAAGCGAGTTTAACTCGGTTGACTCTAGATCCAGTTGTATTCTGGAGTGAGCCTTCAGTAAGGAACTTGAACAGAGGCCCGCGCGCACGCGTGATAGCTGTTCGAAACGGGGACATAACTTCGTCTGCCTGTTTCATGGTTGGAGCTGTTGTGATCTGATGCGTTGTCGAGGTATCGACATTTAAAAAATAACTCTGCACTAGTGAAGCATACATCGACTTGGCCGCACCACGAGCAACTATTAGATACTGCTTAAGCGTCAGGCGTTTCTTGATTACCTTCTGAACATAGTGGCCGCCATGATTATCTTTGGTCGGCTCGTAGACACTTCGTTCAACGAAGTAAAACCAGCCAAAGATTTGCTCGGACCACAACTTGAATGACTCGAGTAGATGTAGATCCGAGCCATCAGTAAGCGTTAACTCGCCCTCGCAATAACGAATGAATCCCTCAACTGCCTGGTCATCATAGTAGATGTTAGGATTGGCAATGAGCGCATCAATTCGGTTCATCTCCTGCGAAATCTCACGATTTACAGGGATTTCGCCTCTGAGAACCGCTTCACGAAACCGACCATAGTAGATCGGCGTCGCAGTATTGGACAGGCCCATTATCACCTCCTAACTATGCCGCCGCTACAGCACCTACCTTGACTGACGTCTTGGCCACCTTCTTTAACAAGGCTTCTCTGACCTTCTTGCCGTCTTCAGAATTGGCTACAGACGCAATCCGCTTACGACCGGCCGGATCCTTCAAGAATCTAACCACGAAATGCGAACCCTGAACTCGCTGAGCTTTATCCAGACGAGTAACATTCTGTTCAAGGTTCAAACGAGTCTGAAGATCCTGCAGATCCTTGTTAGAAAGCGCGTCAACACCACTCTTCTTCAAAACTCGCTGTGTACTGCGCGCGCCAATCGCATCAGCATGCGCCGGTTGATTCTGGCCGCCACGAGCCTTGATTTTTGTACGCTTCTTGGTAGGATCAGTCTTAACAGTAACAGCGGTCGTAGTTTTGTTTCTACGAACGCCCCACTTCTGGCCCTTGACTCCGTGGTGAGCAAGAATATTATTAACAGCTGCCATTCCTTGCTGCAATTCGTCTAGAGTAAAGCCAATAATCATACCCTTATCATCTCTTACAAACTTTACATTGAATGTTGAATCATCAGTGTGTTTTACATCCTTCAGTGTTACTTTAAAACCTAGAAATTCCGGAGCTTCCTTAACGACTAGTTTTTTTGTTCCCGAAGGATTCAATGTTCTTGGCGAACTATCAAGAACCTTCTGCATCTCACGCACATACACATCCATATATTCTTTTGTATACTTCTTCGTAATCGGATGGTTATCATTTTCTAAAATTCCATCGTTCGCAGCCTTCACGTATTCCGGTTTGGCATTAATTCGACCAATATGTTGATTCATTACATCGCCGACCGAATTATGAAGCTCAACTTTTGTTCCAAAAGAAGTGGCTTTCTTTTCAAAACGTGCATCAGCCCGTTGAGCCTTCTTCGCGGCTCTACGAACGCCCCACTTCTGGCCCTTGACTCCGTGGTGAGCAAGAATCTTATCGGTTTCGATCCGCCCAACACCAGAGGGCTCAAGATTGCCCATACTCACCTCCATATCCCAGTTATGCGTCTTCAGCGGAAACTCTGGGCCTGTAAAATCGCCAGTCCAGAGGGCAATACGATCAAAAGATACCCAAGAAGTTCCCGGATAATCACGCTGATCTTTCTTTGCCGGACTACCAGGATAACCAAGTGTTAGATGTGGAGTCCAGCCCTCAAACTGCTCAACCGAATTATAAGCCTTTGAAATCTCATCATTCTGGAGCAAATATGACCTAAATTGCTTGATCTGGTCAATGCTCCACTGAGAGAAGAACAAAACATCGGCTTTATCCTCACCAAGCTCGCCACGATGGTCGACATCCAAACCAAATCTATAAAGCGACCTACTTGCGGCATGTTCTAGAAACTCAGTAATTTGGGTCACATTTGCGTTCTCGGTGGTTGGACCCAGAAACAACAGTGTCATATGTGCAACTTTTTCGCTGGAAATCCTATGTACATAGTCATCTTCAGCAGGAATTGCTACAATCACAAGATTGCTCATGGAACAACCTCCAAACTGGGTGGATCCGGATCGACCCACCCAGTCTCTTCACGATGAATGTTCAAACGCCATTCAAACTCTTCAATCTGCTTTGTCATCGCACTGATCAAATATGACGTCTCCGGCGGGTCATAAAGCATCTTTACCCGAAGGAACACATAGCTTTTTACTGCGTTATACTGAAGATCATCACCAATAAAATCCGCCCACTCAGCAGAATCATCCTCAATCATGAAACCTTCAGCCGGACCAACCCCCAACTGGGTGAGAGTGGAAAACGCAGAGTTAATATGGGTAATAACATCAAAATCAAATACTGTATAATCGTCAGCAAGTCCCAAGATCTTCTTGACACTCTTAAGAATGCTCGTTTCCATTCCTCACCCCCTTTCTGTGGTAGTTAACCCTGAGGACGACCCTGGGGGTCGGCACCATCAGAATTCAGGCCCTCAGCAATAAATGCATCGCGCTTAAGCTGTTCATTATCCTTAAGATCCTGATGATAGGTGTTCTCCAAAGCTTCGCGATCGGCGATGTACTGCTTCTCGATGGCATCGCGGAGAACGTTGTACTCACTCTCAATTGTGGAGCGACGGATTTCCTTATCTTCCGCCTGTGTGGTCATCCGTCCTCCCCTTGTAGGAGATCACGGTCCTCACGCTCGTTATTATCGACGTTGTCTGAAACATCAGCGACCGCCGATGTCATCTCATCGACATCATCGGCCCCAGCGGCCTCAAGCTCGTCAAGCTCATTGTCATCCACCTCATTGACCGGCTCCGTTTCCGGCTTGGAAGGAAGACTTCCCTCCGAGCTCGGATCGTCGACCGGAGACTGCTCCTCACCAGGGGTAGAGCTCTCGGTCTGGCCGGGTGATGTAGTATCCGGCGCATCAACCGGCGGTGAAGCCTGAGCCGGATCCGGTGTTACGTCCTGTCCCTCCATTGCGTCTCCTTTCAGAATATCAATGCCTTTGATTCCCATTAACCGCGCCAGTCCGCTTTGTAATCTCGGATGTCGCAGTGGACAAATGTACGATAGAGGCCGAGACCACCCTTTCCTCCGCGCTTCCTGGACCGAATACCTGCCAGGAAATTACGCCACTGAGTCGGCGTACCGCGCGCACACTTAATGTCAGCAGCCTGATCGTTGCCATCGTGCTCCGTGTAAACATGGAAACTACGGCTCGCACCCCCAATGCCAGCGTTGTAGGACTTTGTGCGAAATCCACTAACAACCGTTACTGGGCCAAACTTCTTACGTAGCGGTTCGAGATACTGCTTGCACAGATACTCCAAACCGTTGTAATCACGACGCGGAACCTTCACTCCGTTGTGGCAATCGAATTCCTCAACAGTGAAATGTTCAGAAAGTCTATGTCGTGTCATGTAATATGACTCCTTTCACTACCAGAGCTTTGTATCACCCGGTTGTCTAACAACAGGACCTCTAGGGAGAAGACTTTCGTCTCCGTAATGAATAGCATTATGTGTTCGATGCGATGTAGTTATCAGAAACTCGGGATCAAGAATCCAACTTTCACCATCTTCAATGTCCTTTGCTGACAAAGGGTTCATGTGATGAACCAATAGGTCAACAAATATTTCGTATCCCAATACGCCAAGATCGCATCCGTTATCCCTAACAATAACGTAATTACGGGCACGTTTCCACTGTTCCGACTTGTAGAAATGCTGATTGAGCCACCTGTCGAACCCGAACGTGCTCTGACCGACGACTCCTTTGAGTGATAAGTATTCATATCGTTCTTCGAACGTCTCCAATCGTCGAAGTTCGGAATATGATCTAATCCGGGTCATCAGGCTCAGGAGCTGGTAGATCACCAGCGTATGACCGCATTGCAGTAAGAGCTTCCATGTAAAGCTCCTCCACACGCTTCTGAGATTCAATCTGTTCGATCTTTACTCGAGTAAGTTCGTTCTCGTGTGCTAATCTTTCTTGCTCAAGCTGTTCGCGCGTTGACCCAAGTTTTAAAAAATGCGTTACGACCTGGGACGACGCAGTTCCATCACGAATTTGTCTCTCGGCAAGATCGGTAGCCAAAGAAACCATTTCGTTTTCCCTAGCCTCAGGAGTTGTGGCGGGTCTGCGGCGAGTTTCTTCGACTTCTGAACGTCTTTTTCTCGACGCCACCCGACCTCCTTTCGGTTTTGTTTGAGGAAAATATACCCCCGGGGCATTTTTTGGGAGCCGGGCGTCCT